GACAAGAACGTCAGCTTCGACCGGAGCGACATCGAGGACTTCGCTGACGATCGCACCGCGCACACGCACCAGGACGACGAGGTCTACAAGCTCTACGAGGTCCACATCGATTACAAACTACCGATCAATGATCCCGAGGCGACCGACGCCGGCGACATCGCGCCGCCGTACATCATCACGGTCGAGGAAGAGAGCGACGAGGTCCTGGCGATCCGGCGCAACTGGCGCAAGGGCGATGACCGCTACCAGAAGCGGATCTGGTTCATCCACTACAAGTTTCTGCCGGGCCTGGGCTTCTACGGCTTCGGGTACCTGCACATTATTGGCTCCTTGGCTCAAGCCTCCAGCGGTTCGCTAAGGGCGATCTTGGATACGGCCGCACTGGCAAACCTCCCTGGCGGTTTCAAGTCCAAGAAAGCGAAGGTCGCCGGGGAAGAGCGCTTCACGCTGGGCGAGTTCAAGGACGTGGACATGTCGCCCGAGGACCTCCAGCAGGCGTTCCTTCCATTGCCGGTCAAGGAGCCATCTCCGGGCCTGGCGAGCACCTACCAGAACCTGGTCCAGCGCGGCAAAGAGTTCGCCGGCGTCACCGAGGTGGTCACCGGCCAGGCCTCGAACCGCGGGCCGGTAGGCACAACTCTCGCCCTGATCGAACAATCGACCAAGCCCCAGTCAGCGATCCACAAGCGCCTGCACCAGGCCATGCGCCAAGAGCTGAAGGCGATGGCCACGCTCAACTTCGAGCTGATGGAGCGGGACGAGTATCCCTACGAGATCGGCGGCGAGGAGAAAAAGGTCCTGAAGCAGGACTTCGATGGCCGGGTCGACGTGATCCCGGTCTCGGATCCCAACATCTTCAGCAGCGTGCAGCGGATCGCCCAGGCGCAAGGCACCCTGGAGCTGGTGCAGTCGGCGCCGGAGCTGTACGGCGAGGAGGGCATGCGCGAAGCGCACAAGCGGATGCTGCAGGCCCTGAAGGTGCCCGAGCCCGAGCTGCTGCTGCCGGAGAAAGAAGAGAAGCTGCTGGATCCGGTCACCGAGAATCAGTTCATGCTGGTCGGCAAACCGGTGCAGGTGTCGTACTCCCAGGATGACGAAGCGCACCTGGAGGTGCATCGATCGTTCATCGAGGGCTTCATGATCGACAACCCGGAGATGGGCGAGCAGGTGATGCCGGTGTTCATGGCGCACGGCATGGACCACGAGGCCAACAAGTACCGCAAGGAGGTCGAGGCCCAGCTCGGCATGGAGCTGCCGCCGGCAGACATCTACGACGACGACAAAACCGAATCGCTACCACCGGAGCTGGAGAACATGATCTCCAGGGCCGTGGCAGCGCTGCAGCGACAGCAGAAGCAGGCCGAGGGTGGCGAAGAGGAGCTGAGCCCCGAAGAGCAGGAAGCCGAGGCCATCCAGGACGCCAAGGACGCCGAGACGATCGGCGAGCTGGAGCGGGCCAGGGCCAAGTTCACCCAGGATCAAGAGACGGCCGCGGCGGAGTTCCAGGCGGAAGAGGAGCGCAAGCAGATAGCATTCGCAGCCGAAGAGGATCGCAAAGACGACGAGAGCGATGCCGACATCGAGCGCAAACGGATCGAGTCGAAGGCGAAGGCCAAGCTGATGGTGCGGCCACCGACCTCGCGCTCGACCGTGTTACAGCCGAAAGCGAAGAGCAAGGGCAATGGCGCGAGCAAGCCCAAAGGAAGTTAGACGTGCGCGAGCATTCTTGCAAGCTAGGGGAGCACGCGCGATGATCTCTCCGCGAAAATTTGCGAATGCGGCCAGGGAGGCCAACGTGGGGTTTTCTGAATTGTTTGCACAGATTGCCAGGCTCTACATGGGCGGGCAGTTCCAGGCTTATTTCAGGCGGGAGCAGATCGAGAAGATCGCTGCTGCCGGCGGAGCGTAAGGGCTAAGTTGCAGGGCCCGAAAACATGTCTGCAACAACGTAAGGAGGAATCCCAATGGGTACGACTTACGAGAAGTATCCCAAGCCGGCCCCGGACAAGAACGCCGGCCGCTCAGCTACGCAGGTCTCTGACCGGCATACTGGCGGCGGGCTGATGGGGGCTGCTGGTGCGATGGGTAAGTACACCGACACTGGCGACGGCATGGAGAACGAAAGCGGCATCAGCGGGGGCAAGAAAAAGAAAGGCAACCCTGGCCATAAGATGTCGTACTAGGCTGTTTCGATGACTCACAAGAAAGCGGAATGGCAAGGCGGTGGAGCAGAGGGCGAACGGAAGGCCGAGACGAAAGCGGGCGCGAAGCCGAAGCGTCGAGGCAACATGTCCCTGATGCGTAACACCATGGGCCATGGTCACAGCGACACCAACTTGGGGTCGAAGAGTGCCATGGGTAAACACCAAGAGACGGGCGACGGTGGAGCGAGTGACTTTGACACTGGACCGCACTCACCACCCTAGTTCATCACAGGAGGTCTATGTCGCCGAAACGGGCAATTCTGTTGAGGTGTGAAGAGAAAATCGCCGGGAACCACGAAGACATGGATGCAGGCTCAGAGTTTGGGAAGTACAACCGACTGGTTGGGCAGAACCAGGCTTACGCCGACATCGTTGATTTCGTTAAGGAACTCCGCGACGACGAAGATGACGAGAGGGAACTAGAGGACCTACCGGAAGCATGAGCGCTGTTGTCGAAAACTTTGCCGAGATCGCGGCTGAACGGGCCAAGCAAACCCAGGCAGTTAATGCCGATTACGAAGACATTCGAGCTTGGTGTCTACAGCAACGGAAGTGGCAAGTGCGGCTCGGGAATTGGTTGCTACGCAGACAGCCGACCCATCCGAAGCTACCGATGGTGCCGAAGTATTGGCGTGTCTTGGTCATGATCAGAAAGCCCGACGAAATGACGCCGGGTGGGATCGTGATCGTCAGAGACTCGCTCGATGCCGAGGCCTACCTGACGTATGTGGGGATGGTGGTCGCGCACGGGAACCTGGCATTCAAAGCCAAGACCCGGGCCGGCCTGAAGCTGGCCAACGAGCGCAATCCCAGGCTGGGCGACGTGGTGGTGTTCTACAAGAACGCCGGCTCGCGTTTCATGACGACCGATGGGGCCATGTTCGTCTTGTTATCTGACACCGAGATCTGGGCCACAACGGAGGCACCGGAGCGTCTGGATACGATGGCGCTCTAATTTGTTCGGCATAGCCTAGCTCAGGAGGGCGAGCGTAATGGCTGCCAAGAAGTTTAACTTTCAGTTCGAGGACATCCGCCGTGGCGACACGCCGGTGGTCCCATCTGGATTCGGGGATCTGCCAGAAGAGGCCGAAAACCCCGAAGCCGGCTTTGTCGAAGTTGACCTCAGTGAGGAAGACGACGAGAAAGCTATCACTGCTGTCCCAGAGGACCGCACCGACGACGCCGGCAACGGCGCCGATACTGACGACGCTAAAGACGATCGGCGGGAACGCCTGCGTCAACGGCGCACGTCACGCAAGGTTGCTGATGAAGCGATCACCGAAGCTCGGGGCGAAGTTGCCCAGGAGCTGGACGCACTGCACACACGGATCAATACCCTTGAGGGTGACCGAGGTGTAGCTGCCGCCGAGGGCGAGTACGACACGGCCAAAGCCGACATCGAGGCCAAGATGGTGCAAGCCATGGAGGACGGGAAGTCGGAGGAGTACGCCACGCTGAACTCGCAGTTGATCGAACTCAACAACACGCTGCAAGAGAAAAAGATGCGGGTCTCTGGTCCGCATCAACCTGACGCTCCGCAGGACCTACCAGGTGATCCGAGCGCAAATCAGCCCGCGAATCCGCGCGCTATCGAGTTCATTAAGGCCAACGAGGGCTGGTGGAGCGATCCCGACCGCGAGGAAGAGGTCGACTACGCCAGGCGGCTCGACAAGAAGCTGGTCAACAACGGGTACAACCCGCGGTCTGACCGGTACTGGAATGCCTTCAACAAAAACTTCGATAAGAAGTACCCGGATCTCCGGGTGGCGGGCGACGACGACATCGACATCGATCTCGACGACGACGCGCCGAAGGGAGGCAACAGGTCCCCAGTTCACCGGCCCACCGCCGGCGGCGGAGTCAACAAGGGCTCCGGCAAGGGTGGCGATAAAGGTGGCAAGGGGAGCAAGGTGCGGCTGACGCAGTCCGACAAGCAGAACATGGTCCGCTTTGGACTGGATCCTGCAGATCCGGAGCACTGCAAGCAGTACGCGCTGAACAAGGTACCGGACGAAGCGAGGGCATCATGAGCGAGCACAGCACATTCGACATTGGCGAAGGACCGGACGAGACCTTCACCCCGGAAAAGGGTGACGGCCAGTCGGGCAAGCCTCTCTCCCCTGCCAGGAGACGGGCGATCGAGAAAATGCAAGCGGGCAAGAAAGCGGCACTTGAACGCAAACGGCAGGCAAAAGCCGCATCAGCGGATCGCAATCGAGGTGATCAAGCTATCCATCCGACCGCCGGCGATGGCGCCGTCCACGATGAGAATCTGGACGCGGCAGCCACCGAGGCCTTCGAGATCGATGGAGACAGCGAGGTTCTCGAATGGATCCGTCCGTCAGAACTGGATGCTCCGCCGGCACGGCCGGGCTTTGTCCAGCGCTGGATTCGGATACGTCTTGGAACAACCCGAGACACCGCCAGGCTCCGTAAGGCAATGCGTGAAGGATGGAGAGCAGTCAAGGCCTCAAGTACGGCCCGCACTGATCATTCACTCCCAATCATCCAACACGATCAACTGGGCGACGGCGATTACATTGGGGCAGAGGATTTGATCCTGATGGAGATGCCAGAGCGCATCAATCGGCAACGCATGGCCTTCTACAAGAGACGGCAGGCGCGGCAGACCGGTGCAATCGAGCGTCAAGTAAAAGGCGTTCACCGTGACGAGCATTTGGGCTTCGGCTCCATTGCGCACAAGAACGTCTCCTCGGTCCGACGAGGTCCCGGAGTAGCCCGCTCAGTAGCGCCGGCTGACGACGAGATCACGGACCTGTAACTGAAACCATCGGAACAATGGAGGATTTATCCGAATGGCGAATGTAGACCGACCGAATGGCTTCATTCCTCGAAGACATCTGGCGGGAGGCACCCCCAATAGAATGGCTGGCTATACCATAGCCAACCCAACCGTGGACGCCTTTTTCTCAGGCGACCTCGTGCGGGCCACTGGCTTGGCAGACAGCGAAGGGATTCCAATCATCGAACCGTGCGCAGCGGGTGAAACCGCTGTGGGCGTCTTCGCTGGAGTTCGCTTTGTCGACATCAATGGGGATCAGCAATTCCGTCCGAGTTTAGCTTCAGGAGTGAGCTTCACCGCGGACCCGCGGGCACCAATCGAGGCATTGGTGTATGACGATCCGGACCAACTTTTCATGGTCCAGATCGCGGGCACGATTCTCGTGGCAGACTTCGGTCTGAACATGGACATCGTTGCCGGCGCGGGCGACACAACGACGGGCCGTTCCGGGTTCGAGCTTGATCAGACAACTGCTGGCGCTTCTGGACAGTGCCAGGTCATACAGTTGGATCGGCTTCCCGGAAACGAAGTGGACGCAGACGCCAAGGTTCTTTGCTTAATCGCAGAGCATCAACGTCGCGCCCTCGTGGCCGGATTCTAAAGGAGGTATGGATCATGGCAATGAACCGAGCTGACTTTAGGAAACAGCTACAGGAAGGCCTGAACACTGTGTTCGGCATGGAGTACGCGCGCTATCCCGAAGAGTGGAAGTACATTTTCGCAATCGAACGGTCGATGAAGGCGTTCGAGGAAGATGTGCTGCTCGCAGGGTTTGATGCTGCACCCGTGAAGCCGGAAGGCGAGGGCGTGGCATACGACGAAGGTGCGGAGAGCTACGTGGCTCGATACACCCATGAGACGATCGCTTTGGCATTCTCAATTACCGAGGAAGCTGAAGAGGATGGCCTCTACGGGTCGATCGGGTCCAAGTACTCCCGTGCGCTCGCTCGTTCCCTGCAACAGACCAAGGAGGTCAAGGGCGCGGATGTTCTTAACAACGGGTTCGACGGTACGTTCCCAGGCGGCGATGGTGTCTCGCTCTTCAATGCGAGTCACCCGCAGTTTGGTGGCGGCGTCCAATCCAACACCCTGGCAGTAGCGGCGGACCTTTCTGAGGCGTCGTTAGAGCAGGCCGCGATTGACATCTCGGAGTTTGACGACGATCGGGGAATCCCGATTGCCTGTCAGATCCGGAAGATGGTCGTGCCAACCCAACTGCAGTTCGTGGCGACACGAATCCTGCAGAGCCCATACCGATCGGGCACGGGGGACAACGACATCAACGCGGTGTACACGCTGGGCACGGTAGCTGAAGGATTCTGCGTGAATCATCGGCTCACCGATCCCGATGCGTGGTTCCTGTTGACGGACTGCCCGGACGGGCTGAAGCACTTCGTGCGGAAGAACGTACAACGCGGAATCGAGGGCGACTTCGAGACCGGGAACCTACGTTACAAGGCACGCGAGCGCTACTCGTTCGGCTGGTCTGACTGGCGGGGCGCCTACGGCTCGCCTGGCGGCGCGTAGTAGGTATCGCGAAGGACCGAATCCGGGGGGAATTGTCCCCCCGGGTTTTACATGAGTGATGGTGCCAAGGACGGCGCTGGCCTGTTAGGAGGGCTGTTACCATGGGCAAGCATACAATCTCACACGCCGACAGATTTAAGGCCGGCAACGGGATCGCTTTCAACGATCCTGATGATCCCAATGAGCCGCGCGGGATCCCGATCGCACTGGTTGCGATTGAGACCTTCGCAGCAGTCACCACCGACCCGGATGCGATCGCGCTTTCGCAAACCCCGGCAGCCGGTGGTCAACAGGACCTGACGCTCGCTGGCACCCTGGTCTCTGGTGGAGTCGCTACGCTGACTGCGGTCAGTGCGATCTCGATCACGGCCGTGGGCAACGAGACGGCGCGGACCTTCACCATCATTGGCACCGACGCCAACGGTCGGCCCCAGGCGGAAGAGATCGCCGGGCCAAACGCGACCGAGGGCTCAGGCGTCAAGATGTTCTCGACGGTCAGCCGGATCTTCGTGGATGCGAACACGGCCGGTGCGGTGACGGTGGGCGAACTCACCTCGAATCCGCGCGGGCTGCGATGCAAGTCACGCGACCTGGTCGACTTCTACATGGCGACCGAGGCGGGCGTTCCGCAGGTGGGCGACACCTTCGCTCCAGGAAACAACACCACGCAAACGTCGACGACTGCCGACCAGCGGGCGCAATACACGCCGGCAGACGGCACCGACAGCGCGACGGTGATGTACTTCCCGGATCTGACGAAGGAAGGATCCGCCGGAGCGAACTTCGTCGACGCGAGCCAGAGCGTACCGTCAGCCATTTAACGGAGGTGTGAAATGAGGCCGAGAGTATTATCAATCTCGCCCTACGCCGCCGCTGATCCAAACGCTGTTTCGGTATCGCAGACGCCGGCCGCTGGGGGCATCCAGGAGCTGACCATCACAGGGGTGTTCGCCACCGCTGGGGTGGCCACTATGGACGCCACCCGGCAGGTTGTGATCACGGCTGCCGCGGATGACTCCGCGCGCGTGTTCGTGATCACGGGTACCGACGGCAAAGGCAACGGAATCGTGGAGGCGGTGGCTGGCCCGAATGCGACCACTGCGTCCACCATACGCGCCTTTGCCACGGTGACCTCGGTGAGGGTCGACGACGACACGGCTGGAGCGATCGAGGTTGGCACTTTGTCGGTGGTCTCCACCGACTGGTTCCCGCTCGACTACCTGCAGACGGACTTCAAAGTTGGCCTGTCGTTGATCATCGGCGGGGCCTTGACCCCAGACTTTGATGTGGAGCTGACGCTCGACAACATTCTGGACTACCAGGGCAACAACCCGATACCGACGCGCGGTCAATGGGTAGCGAGTGTGTTCGATCGATTCTTCCCGGGCATCACGCCTGTGGATCACGACACGTTGATCACGGTGATTGCGGATGCTACCGGCAACGTCGCGTTCCCGGTCAGGGCGATTCGGATGGTGTCGAACCAGGTGTTTACCGTGGAGCCGGTCGAGCTGAACATCGTGCAAGGGCATCACGGCGCGTAAGGAGTAGGCGATGGCCAGCAGCGGCACGTTTGGGTTGAACCCAAACCTGGCGACGTTTGTGGACGAGGGATGCGAGCGGGCCGGCCTGGATCTCCAGGAGATCACCGGCCAGCACATCGTCTCGATCCGGCGCTCAATGGGGTTCATC